CTTTAATTGTTAGATAATCACTATTCTTCAGATACCTATAAAATGTATAACCGTCCATTTCTGATATATCATCATCAGCTATACTAAAAAAAATATAATTGTCTCCGAATCCATAGCCCCAGTTTTTTATATCAACAAAGTCAAAATGTTCCCGGAATGCTTCTAAGGTTTTTTGATTCTCTCCGTCCCAACCGTACAAGTCATTATCTTTATTTCTAAAATTTTCAATAACCTTTTCTTTTACGTCTTTACTCAATTCATCAAATTTATATACATTCACTTTTATTACTCTCATTATTTTTACTCCTCTCTTATTTTTTATAACACGCCTTTTGAAATTTATTCAAGTCAAATTTATCACAACAATCAGCCTGAAAAGCCTGGCTGAATTCCCTGATAATTAAATTGTGAGTCTGTTTTTTCCAATAAAGCTCATCAAAAGTTTGATTAGCCTGAGGAAAAGGCTCACAGTTTTTCTTTCTTCTTTAAAGCTATCCTTTAAGTTCCAACAAATTGACAGTCTCTTAACGATTTCTTTAATTTCTTTAGTAACTATTATCATAATTCAATCCCCCTTTTTTACTTAGTTTCCATTTCTTTTTTTAGTATCTATAATTATATAACCGTTCACATTAACAAAAATCAATTCTTCTAATAGAATCTTTATTACTCTTTCGAAGTGTTTGTAAAATTGCTTTATATCCTTTTCCTCTTCTATACTCATTATCTTAATTACCCCCTTTCTTTTAATATCAGCTAAGAATAAACTTAATAAACTCCACTCCGTAGAATGGAGTCTATAAATTCACTCTTATATTTAAAACCTCTTTGCTTTTCATTCGTTCAGTCAAGTTTAAGCGGAATCACCCTGGCTTATTCTCTTTCCTTTTTCGGTTGTCAATGTTCTCTTCTACTTATGTTATTCCCTATCTCAGTATGTTTTAGACATCTTTTTAAAAAATAATTTAATTTATTTTGTAATTAAATATTATACCTATTTTTAAGCTATTTCAAATCCATTCAAGCCTGGTACGAATAGCCCCTGGAGTCCCCTGGCTTAATTTAATATCATTATCTCTTCAGCTCGTACCTATGCTTTAAATAGCTCTAAATAGCTCTGATTCTTATAATTATCTTAAATTATATTCAATTATATTCAATCTTTATTTCCTCATCTCCAGGAATAGGAGTATAATATATGTATACACTCAGAAAAGGATAAAAAAACATGAACGAAGTTAACGAAAAACTTATAAAAGCTTCTTACGTTCTCTCTCTCAAAAATGGCTGTACCCGACAAGATTCAGCTATTGCCTGTGGAGTATCCGATGTTACAATCTGGAATTGGAAAAATAAGGACGAAGAATTTTCTAAAGCAATAGATACTGCCCTGGAAAGTAGAATCCAGGTTGTAGAGGACGCATTATTTAAGTCCGCAACCACTGGTATTAATGGCAAGACTATGGTAATAGCTCAAATATTCTGGCTCAAGAATAGAGGTAAGAATTGGAAAGATAAGTCAGACGTGGAATTTATAGTTCCCAAGGTAGTAAAACAGAATACTTTTATACAGGCAGGAGAAGAACCCAAGATAATTGAAGAAGAAATAGAAGAGATTGAAGAGGTCAATTCAGAGATAAACTTAGACGACAAAACCAAAAATAATCGCTAAACTTTCATTAAAAACCAAAAAAAATGAAACTACCAAAATGGTAGTGATTGTAGTATCTGGTACTAAGACCTGGTACTACACGGAAAACAGCGTACCAAAACCCTTGATACATAACGATTGTAAAAATATAGCTCATACATAGCTCATACATAGCTCATATATAGGCTATGCATAGCCCTTGAACTATTTAATCTTAATTTAATTTAATACTAATACAGAATCTGATATCCTATCTAAGAAGTACCCAGGACAGAAACCAAAATTCTAAAAAAAAACGAAACCCTGCGAAAGGTACTGGCATTTGGTCAAGGGCAGAATATATGTGGGAACTCTCAGATATTTTTTTTCATAAAAGACGAGCTTTGTAATAAAACTCCACACTTCTTCATAAGTGCAGAGGTTTTGGATATTTTTTTCTATAAAAGATTGGGGACGGAAGGATTCGATAAACTAATATGGGTTGCCTATACCAAAGGCTATAGTACCCTTGGTATTTATTGGATTCCAAGGGCTCGTATATACAAATTAGGTCATATAAGTTTACACCTGGGTTTGAGTCCCAGCGTCTCCACCAATCGTGGTAGTAGCCTAAGGGTAAGGTCATACGCTGTGAACGTATCAATCGGAGTTCGACTCTCCGCTATCACCCCATAATATAAAAGACGGAAGCCTCAGTTGTCGAAAGATGTGAAAATGTGGCTGAGTTGCTGGTGATAGCTTCGGTTGGTTAGACTATCACATTGTAATTATATATGCTTTCATAGCTCAGCAGGTAGAGCAATCGCCTTGTAAGCGATAGGTCGTCTGTTCGATTCAGACTGAGAGCTCCATTATTATATCGAATATGTACATAAGCTACAGCAGATGGAGCATATTGCAGTTACAATGTAACATTTGCTTAAAATAAGTGTAACAAGAGTACACTATTTGAAGATAGGGAAGCGGTAGGTAAGTAAGCCTATAGAGTGGGCTACCGTAGAAGTACCAGGGGTTAAGGGTACTTCAAACAGCTTATCCACCAGGTGTGGAAAAAGTAAAGGGAGTGTTTTACATTCCCAGCAATTATAAGAATGTCGTTTCATAAATGATACACAAGTGTCATCAAAAATTAAGTCGTGAGGGAACGTGCCTTAATGCTGAGTAGCTCTCAGTACAGGAGTTAGCAGTGAGAGTAGGATAGCCACCTACCAGAAAGAGTAGCAATCTTTCCACATTATGGGTGGGCACAGTGTATATTTTGAGTGGTTTCGATATACACAAAAATCAAATTTTAGGGGGGTAGCACTTCCGTGGTACTGAATCTTGGGTCTAACTGGTATGAATCTATGTCTTTTACATTAGACCCCCCGTAAAATCAAAATTTAGGGGTTTAATTTGCAAAAATATATTCCAATAGAGGAAAAGAACTTAGATACAATCACAATTCCATACAATTTTTCACCCTATTGGTGGCAGATTCCTTCCTATAATATGCTTAAAGATGGTTATTTGAGGGGTATCTGGGTAGACCATAGACGATGTGGTAAAGACGCCAGGGGTTTTAACTTAATCATAGAAGAAATGTGGAATAATCCAGGATTGTATTATTATGTTTTTCCATCTCAGACCCAGGGAAGAAAAATCTTATGGGAAGGTTATACAAATCCAGATGATTTTGGAGTAGCTCGTAAGTTCATTGAAAAATACTTACCAAAAGGTCTTATAGTAGGTAAACCGAATAATACAGATATGAAGTTTTCTATTTATACCAATGGGAATAGAGAACATTCATTGTTTCAAATCATAGGTACAGACCAGAATCGTTATGAGGCAATGAGAGGTACTAATCCCAGAGGAGTTATATTCTCTGAACAGGCACGACAACACCCAGGAGCTTGGGACGTAGTGAGACCAATCTTAATGAACAATCACGGTTGGGCTATATTCCAATCTACACCTAACGGAAATAATCATTTTAAAGAATTGTATGATAAAGCGGTACTTAATAAAAAATGGTTTACCTGCCTACATACAGTTGACAATACTTATGATGACAAGAATAGACGTCTTATCACTAAGGCACAAATAGCCGAAGAAATTAAGATGAATATGACTGAAGATTTTGCACAGCAAGAATTTTATTGTAGTTGGTTGCAAGGAGTGGAAGGTACTTATGTAGGTAAATTAATGAATCAATGTGAATTGGACGGAAGGATTCTTAGTGTACCTTACGACCCATCATACTTAGTAAACACACATTGGGATATCGGGGTAGGAGATTTCGATTCTCTATGGTTTACACAGGAGATAGGGAAAGAGATAAGATTTATTGATTATGCAGAACAAGCAGGAGTAACTTGGGCTTATTGGAAAAGAATATTGAATGAAAAAGGATATTTGTACGGTAAACATTTTGCTCCTTTCGATATAAGAAATAGGGAAAAAGCAGGGAAGGAAGAAGTTGCTAAAACCAGATTAGCCTGGGCAAGAGATGTGGGTATTAACTTCTCTGAAACACCCAAGGCAAGTTTTGAGAATGGATTACTGGCGATAAGAAGTATCTTGGGTTTAGCTTGTTTTGATGAAAAGAAAACAGAAGTGGGTAGACGTCATTTAGAACAATGGGGTAGGGTTTGGGATAAACAACAGCAAAGGTATACAGACTTTGAAGCAAGAACTCCTCATACTCACGCAGGAGCTTCGGCACGTTATACAGCATTGAATATCAGGGCGGCTCAGGGTTATGACGTTAGTCAAAGTGCGGAAGAGAAGAGATTCAAAGAAACATTTGGATACCGAGGTAGAAGCGGTAGTTTTATGGCAGATTAGTGTAGGAATGGGTAAAAGTACTACCTATAATTGGCAATATTATCCACCGAAATAGTCATTAATGTTATTTTTGGTGTATATAAATGAGAAGGGAGAAACTATGAAAATTAAAATTGAGATAGGTAAAATTAGAATCGAACTTGGTTGGACACACATTATTTTTGCGGTAATATGTTTATTTATAGGATTTTGTCTGTTCGTTGGTGGAGTTTTGAGTTTATAAGGGGGAAAAGATGTTTATTAAAAGTTTTATAACTATATTCATAGCTTTGTTCTATATTTTTATTTTACAGACTCAAATAACAGTAGAAAAAGATACACCTATACAGATGAAAATACAGATAACGATAATTAACTGGGTTATCCAGGCGATAATCGGAGCTAATATAGTAGTGTTTTTATATCATATATGGAGATAAAGGAAGTGATACAATGCCAATAACAATGCCTCAAAGCACCAGACAGCAGAAGATGCTTGAATTTTGGGAAGAGGGTTTCCAGGGCTGGGAAGAATATATAATGATGGCAGTAAAGGGTTATAGGTTTTTTAAGGGTGGAGATGGACAGTGGGACGCCGCAGACATCATTGCTCTTAATAAAAAAGGTAGACCTCATCTTACGATTAATATGATTTTACCGACTATAAATCTTATTACTGGATACGAAAGACAGAATAGACAAGATATTAAAATCTACCCTAAACGTGGTGGAAATAGGTTGATGGCTGAAGTTCTTACTGCACTTAGTAAGCACGTTGAAGATACTTCTAATGGTTTGTATGAACGGTCTATGATGTTCCTGGACGGTATTGTAGCCAGAAAAGGGTGGATAGGTGTAGATATTAAATATGATGACCAAGACCCTTATAATGGTTGGATTGAAGTCGTAAGAAAGAATCCATTCGATATTACCGAAGATAGAAATTGCCCAAATTATGACCTTAATAAAGGTGCGAAATATATCATTGAGTCGTACTGGACTGATAAGAAATGGGCTATCTTCACTTATCCTGAATGTGAAGTAGAACTCGATAAGATGAAATATGATGACTTGGACAGTAGAGATGTCTACAATTTACCAGGAGACAGAAATCACCCTGATAGATTTAAGGCAAGAATGAGAGAGACCTGGTGGAAGTCCTACGAAAAAGCAATTTATTTTTGTGATAATTTAAGTCTGGAAAGAACAAGAATACATAAATCCAAAATTCCTTTAATGCAAAGAATATTGGAAGTGGATAGACGCCAGGCAGAAGAAGAGGGAAGGGCAGAACAATATCGGGTTACAGAGGCAATTATACCAGTATTAAACTGCACTACGACAATGGGTCGGTTAGAATTAGAACACGTTGAAAGACCTTTTGGTGAAATGAGTAAGTTCCCATTAATGAGATTTACACCTTACTGGATTAATGGAGATATGTTCAGTGTAGTTGATAATTTAATATCTCCACAACAAGAGAAAAATAAACGTAGAAGTCAGGCTTTACATTTAGTAAATACATCTGCTAATAGTGGATTTTTCAATAAAGAAGAGGAAGGAGCAGATAAAGACGAATTAGAAATGTTCGGTAGTAAACCTGGTGTAGTTATCACATATAAGACTGTTAAACCTGATAAGATAGAACCTTCACCATTGTCATCTGCTCACATACAATTAGAACAGTTAGCAGGTAATGATATTAAAGAGATATCTTCAATCGGTGATAATTTAAGAGGTTTGACAGGTGATAAGGGCGAATCAGGAGTCCTGGATAGACAGAGACAAACACAAGGATTAATCGGTACAGAAATAATATTTGATAATTATAAACTGACACATCAAATTTATGCTGAAACAGTAAGTGAATTAATCAGAACTGGACAGACATTCTCAACCCAGGAGATATTAGCAATAGCAGGTGATGAGGAAATTGACGCTAATATAGACCAGATTGAGGACGCCTTACGGTCAATTAAAGTAGGAAAATATGGTTGCAGGGTATCCAAAAGTCCTAATAATCCTACTACCAGAGAAGCAAATACACAAATGTTACTGGCTTTAGCTGATAAATACCCAGAGGTTATTCCGCCTGAAATAGTCATAGAACAAAGTGATGTACCTAAGAAGGAACAAATATTGGAAAGTATTAAAGCTGGAAAAGAAGCACAGGCACAGGCACAAAAACAATTAATGGATTTAGAAGTGATGAAAATACAGGCTAAGAATCAGCCACAAAAAAGACAATTAGTAAAAAGGTAAATATGCAGACCCACACTGCTAAAAGTGGGATAAAATTCGTCTAAACTTAAAAAGACGTAAAAGAAAAAGGAGAAATTAGAAATGCCAAATGAAGAAGGTTTATACAGCAAAGAGGAGTGGACAGGTTTATTAACCGATAAACAAAATGAGGTAAGGAATAGACAGCAAACACAAGCAGAATTAGCTGTAGCAAAAGCGGAAATGGGTTCTCTTACAGCAAGAATCAAAGCATTGGAAACTGCACCCAAGAATGAAACTATTGAGAATCCTGATAATGTAGTAACAAGAGCTGAAATGATTGCAGAATTAAAGAAACAGAGGAAAGAACTCTTAGAAGAACACGAAGCGGATAAAAAGAAGATGACCCAAAAAGAGAAGGAAGAAGCAGTAGATAAGAGTTTCCTTAAAGCCAAAGAGAAGATGACAGAAGCAAAAATGGGTAAGGGTCTCGATTTTGATTCAGTATGGGAAGCCACACAGAGACAAATTAAAGACAATCCTGGATACAAAGCAGTCATACTTAATGATAAAAACCCAGGAGAAAAAGCCTATGAAATTGGTTTACTCGACCCAATTATCGCAAAAAGAGTTGCATTGGATAAGAAGAATTTTCCTGACCAAAAAAGAACTCCTAAGGTTGGCTTAGAAAGTACAGATATACCAAATAATTACTTCTCTCAGGAAAGAGTAAGTAAGATGTCAGCACCAGAGATTGAAGCAAATCTACCTGCTATTAGAGAGAGTCAGAAAACTTGGAAAAAAATATAATATGACTTCCCATTGGTCTAAGAGTGGGCTTTCGTCTAACTCAGATGACGTAAAAGATTGAGGTTTCGTTAGTTAAATATAAAAAATAATATAAAGGAGTTAGATATGAGTATCAAAAATTATATCCCCGAATTATGGAACGTAGCTATGATGGACGACTTCAGGAAAGCTCACGTTCTGGGGAAGGTGTGTCGTTGCAAAATAGATGCACCTATCACTAAAAGAGGTCAAACAGTACATATTACTGGTATCGGCGATATAACCATCGGGACTTACACAGGAGCAGACATTGATATGCAAAACTTAGACGATGCTGGGGTTATTCTGAAGATAGACCAGGCAAAATATTTTAATTTTACAGTAGATGACGTAGACGCATTACAAGCCAATGGCGATTTAATGGGAGAAGCAACCAGAAAGGCTACTTATAGTCTTAAAGACGTAGCAGATATTTACATTAGAACAGTAATGGCGGCAAATGCAGGTCTTGCCACTACAGCAGACGGAGCTTTAAACGCAGTCAAAATGATCTCAAGTGTAGCCGAAATGGCTTTAGCTTTAGATGAGGCAGAAGTACCCGAAGAAGAGCAATGGATAGCAATACCCAAATGGGCGGCAAGTAAGTTATTGGTCGCAGGTGTTTATCACGCCCAGGATTTAAAGGGTAACATCAACGGTTTCGTTACCAACGTTTTAGGTATAGATATGTATAAATCAAGTAACTTAACCCAGACTCAACCTATTGCAGGAGCTTATGGTGCAGTCGCTTATGCAGAACAAATAATCGAAACCAAAGCGTTCAGTCCTGAAAAGAGATTTTCAGATGCATTAAAGGGTCTCCACGTCTACGGAGTAAAGGTTATTAAACCCAATGCATTATGCTTAGGTGATTGGACTGAGACAATAGATACAGTAATATAAAATCAATCAAATTGGTAGTCCTCTTATGGATTGGTAAAAGCAGTCGTTGAGGGCTACCTCAAAAATTTAAGTAAAGGAGAATTTAAGAAATGGCAGTTAAAGTAGAATGCACAAACTACGACCTGATAAGAAATACTGGTGTAGTTGTAACCCCAATAGCCACAGGAGCAGATACCACAACCCTACTCATCACACCTACCGTCAGTTGTAATAAGCTCATACTGATTTTAACCAACACCGCCGCAGGAGCAGTTACCGTAAATATAGCCAAAGGTGATTTTTGGGCAGGTAAAGCTATGGTACAGGTTAGTTTAGCTCAGAACGTGCCACAGGCATTTTGTTTTGAATCAGCAAGGTTAATGGAATGGGAAGCTAATGTTGCCGCAACAGCGTATGCTTATCGTATTAAAGTTACAATAGCCGCCGCCGCAGTTACAACCAGTTACCAGGTATTACAGTTACCGTAAGTAGGAAGTAAAGTTAATTAAAATAAAAATCCGAGAGAGGGTGGGAAACCGCCTTCTCTCCCCAAAAAAGGTGGGAGAAAATAAAATGAAATTTTATAGTAAAGAAATCAGTAAACCTAATTCAATTTTAGAAGAACTCAGAGATGGAATAAAGATTGTTGATAGAAAGTGTCTCTGCACATTCTACAATGGTAAATTAGAGACCAATGACCCAGAGTTAATCAAAAAATTGCAAAAACACCCAGACCTATTTAGGACTGATAGACCATGGCAGAGTAAAATAAATTGGAAGATTACAGAAGAGGGGATAAAACTTTTAAAACAAGGGGAAAGACTTGGTATTGATTGTAGACATATCAGAAAAGAATATCTGATGAAATTAATAGAGGAGAGTAAACCGAAAGTCAAAGAAGTTGAAGAAATCCTACCAGAGCCAGAAACAGTAGAGATAAAAGAAATAGAAAAAGAAGAAGAAATAATAGTACCCAAACTGACTACACCTGTAGTCAAAATAGACTACCAGGAAATAATAAGAAAAGCCAAAGCAAAGGGGATTAAAACTCACGGAGTAAAGAAGAATACTTTGATAGAGGAACTCAAAAAGAGAGAAGAGAAATTAAAAGAAAAGGAAGTGATTTAAAATGGGATTTGACCCAGAAATGACAGTGATAAATACTGCAACCATAGCCGCAGGGGACAAAGACTCTACGGTAATATGTAAAAAACATTATAGGAATATGGCTATATTCTTACCCGATAATTGGGTTACATCTGTAATAACCTTCAAAGGTTGTGATACACCTGATGGAACTTTCATACCTGTACTAAAAGGTAGTACCGCCCTTGTTGTTACTATAGCAAGTGTAGCCGCAAGTAAATGTTTGGTTTTAGATGATATGATATTAAGGGCGATAGCACCAGTACCTTACATCATAATAGTATCAACTGAAGCCCAGACTACAACCGATAAAGTAATACACTACTGCTTAACGAGGTAATTATATGCCTTACAGATTATCAACAAAGATAAGAGATGGGAGAAAGAAATGGTGTATGACAGCAATTCATACTGGTAAGACATATTGTTATGATTCAGAAGAAGCACGAAGCAAAGGTATACAAATGCACCAAAGATACGCCCACGAAGGAGATAAGAAATGACAATTACCAAAGCTGAAATTTTAACTCATCTTAATAATGAGCTTAATAGAACAGAGACAGATATAGATTCCCATATATTAGCGGCTTTAAAACATCTAAGTTTAGAAAAGGAATTTATTTGGATAGAGACTACTGTACCAACCATTGTAGGCAGACCATATTATTCTTTACCACTTGATTATATAAAGAAATTAAGTATCAAGATTTCTGATAACAATTCTTTGGAATTAATTGATTGGGGAGAATATCAGAGTTTGATAGCAAATGAAACTGCCGCTGATTATGGAGAGCCAGATAGATTTTGTATTCACGGTGGGTTTTGGTATGCCTATCCTACAGCAGACGCAGAATATACAGTAACATTATTCTATAACGCTTTTATTTTAGAAAGTGAGGATGGGGTTAATTCTGTAGATGATATCCCCTTTAGGGACATTTTCAGAGAAGCAATTAACAGTTTGACTCTGGCGTATTATTGTCTATCAAAGGGTCTGAAGGATACTGCTAATACTTACTTCACGATTTATAAAGGTGTAAATCTGCCCTTAATAGAGAAATTAGTCCAGCACCAGGTTCGTGAGGTAAACTACAATGACTGGTGAAAAGATGGTTAGGTTCAATAAAAAAGAATATGATAAACAATATAATAAGCAATATAGGAAAAACCATAAAGAAGAAATAAAACAATATAGAGAAAGCCATAAAGAAGAAAGAAAAGAATACCAGAAAGCCCACAAAGAACATCTAAACGAATGTACGAAGCAATGGCGTAAAAATAATCCAGAGAAGTATAGGGCAACGAAAATTAAATGTCTCTATGGTTTATCCCACGAAGATTGGCTAAAGATATGGGAAAACCAGGATGGTCGATGTGTTATTTGTGGGAAAAGATTTACAAAACCATCTATGGCTTTTGTTGACCATAACCACAAAACTGGAAAGATAAGGGGTTTGCTTTGTGTTAAATGTAATTCTGGCATTGGCTATTTTAATGATGACCCAAAAATAACATTAAAAATGACAGAATATTTATTAGGAGATAAGTAATGGAGAAACAACTGTTCGGTGTATTTAGTCCAGTATTGGGAGAGAAGAAAGATTTTCCTGTTATTCTGTTAGATAAGACAGTACAAACGGACAATCGTAATATATATCGTAAATATGGTGAAGTTCATAGGCGTTTAATGAGATTAGCTGATATGTTGGATAGTGGAAGTGTAAAATCCCAGACACCAGATACTTTTCCTATTTTACATTATCATATTTTTATTAAACGTTCCACAGCTATGCAGTATTTCTTATGTTTTACAAAAGCACATATCTACTTTTGGAATACTTCAAGTAAGACTTGGGACGTCATTTTCACTTGTCAATCTTATTGTACGGAATGGGATACCGAAACCTACAATGATAAGGTTGTAGCGACTAACAATGTTGATATGGTATTGATATGGGATACATCAGGTTACTTTATACCATTACAGAATACCACTCCGACCACTATTACAGCGGCTACAAAGGCAAACCCTTGTCAGATAACAGCGGCGACTCACGGATTGACTACAGGAGATAGGGTATTCATAAAGAATTGTGGTGGAATGGTAGAGATAAATAATCTTCAATTTATTGTTACAGTTATAGATGTGGACATCTTCACCTTAAATGGTATAGATTCATCTGCTTATACTACCTATACGAGTGGTGGAACTGTTGTCGAATTCCAGGGGATAGAATATGAGACAGGAAAATTCCTTACTAAAGCCAAGTATTGTACCACATTTGAGAACTA